TACCGCATATCCCGCTCCCACACTTCTACATCAGCCCGAGCGGTTGGAGGCTGGGCGACCTGTTACGAGGATCTATCCCGTCGCTCGGTATCAGCTGGTACGCTAAGGGCGGTATCGCTACGAATCCGAGCATCGTAGGTATAGGTGAAGGCACATCCAACGAGGCTATCCTTCCACTTGATCCGTTCTGGAAGCGCATGGATAAGTTAGCGGAGTCAGTCGAAAAGAATGGAAGGGGAGGCGACGTAACTATAAACGTTTACGCAGCTCCCGGTATGGATGTGAACGCAATAGCGGAAGCGGTTGAACGTAAGATGATATCAACTCAGAACTCAAGGAGGGTCGCATGGGGAGTATAAATAACAGCTTCAGGTTCGGCACGGTAGACAGTTCGGATTATAATCTGCTGGTCGCCGGCGACGGAACTTTCAACGCTCCGGAGAGAGACGTGGACACCATTGAGATCCCGGGGCGAAACGGCGACCTTTTAATCGACAAGAGGCGCTTTAAAAACATTACAGTGGAATATACGGTCTATTGCTATGCGGACGACCTGGATGCGTTCAGGACTCAGCTGAGAAACTTCCGAAACGCGCTGTCATCGCAGAAAGGATATCAGAAGCTGACCGATACGTTCCACCCCGATGAGTATAGGCTCGGTACGTTTATAAGCGGATTCGAAGCTGAGCCGGTTATGTTTAATACGATAGCGGAGGTGGTTTTGAAATTCGATTGCAAACCCCAACGCTTCCTCTTATCGGGTGACGAGCCTATCACATTAGGTGAATGGGGAGAGACCGAGACGTATTCGGGATCAATCGTCTCGTTTGACGGGACAGAGACAACGGCTATCAAATCCTTAAAAGTCAATATCGTACCCAAGCAGAGCGGAAGCGGAGACCCTTCACCGAGTAATGTTAGACCGATAAGTGGATGGGATAGTGTAAATGCATATGTATCACCAACCACATCAGTAGAAGACGGCTCAACCATCACCATCAATCTTCCTCAAACCGTATATGGTGGAGTATTGGATGTAGTGAGTGGGGAGTTGACTATTAATAAGACCGCTTTCAAAGTATTGCCGAGTGAAGTCAGCAAGATGGTCGGCGATGTATGTCAAGTTAATCACTCACCTGCTTCAAATAGTGTTTGGCGGAATATAATCTGTTCGCATTTCCCGACCAAAAACATATATCAAGGCGGAACGAATCAAGGCGTAAGTTGTTGGTCAGCACAGTTTTACTTCCGTTGGAACGATATAGCGACCACTTTAGAGGGGTACAAGACTTATTTCACTAATAACGATGTATGGGTTGCATATGAACTTGCCACACCCACCGAAATTCAACTCACTCCAACACAAGTCAAGACATTACTCGGAGCGAATAACATATGGGCAGACGCAGGAACGGTAGAAGTGGAAATCGGAGAGAACCCGAATATCTTAACCAACCCAACACCCTTCACGGCTCAACCCGTATTCGAGGTGGAAGGGAGCGGAACTCTTACGGTCAATAATTCCTCGATGACCATCGCCAACAACGGAACGACCGTCATCGATTCAGAAATGATGGAAGCCTATGAGGAAGAAAACGGAGCGACTATCTCCCGTAACGATATGGTATCGGGTGAGTTCCCTACATTAAAAGAAGGAAATAACAACATCGGAACGGTGGGTCTGACATCCGTCAAAGTCAAGCCTAAATGGTGGGAAGTATGATTCCAATTTTATACGATTCAGCAGAAACACAATTCACGTCGAACGGACTCGGAAGGCTCAAGGACACTATTTCTTGTATCGTAACCGAGGAACGGAACGGTGTATATGAATTAGAGTTTGATTACCCTATATCGGGAGACAAATACGAACTGATAAAAGAGGGTAGAATAGTAGCGGTCACACATGATGAGACGGGCGACATTCAGCCTTTTATTATTTACAAACGCACCGCCAAGATAGACGGCATAGTTACATTTAACGCGTATCATCTGTCATATAAGTTATCAAGCATAGTCGTTTCGCCTTTCACGGCTACGGGCATAGCAGACGCAATGGCTCAAATAGTGCCGAATAGCATGAATCCTAATCCGTTTGAATTTTGGACAGACAAGGTGGTATCAAGTGCGTTCAGTTTAGATGAACCTCGTTCAGTTCGTTCTCTATTAGGCGGTGAACGAGGGTCTTTATTGGACGTATACGGCAAGGGTGAATATGAGTTTGATAAGTGGACGGTGCGACTCTATCTCAACAGAGGTCAAGACTCCGGGGTTACGATACGTTACGGCAAGAACTTATCCGACATAACTCAAGAGATAGACTCAAGCGGATACTATAACGCGGTGGCTCCGTATTGGAAAGGCGAGGACGAGACGGTGACACTCCCCGACCTTGTGACTTTGGACGATGTCACGGAAATAAAAGCCATACCGTTAGACCTTACTTCCTCATTTGAGAACGCACCGACAGAGGACGAGTTGAGGCAGGCCGCAAGAACAAGGCTTGAAAACTCATCGGGCATCAATGTGGAGGAAAACATCAAAGCGGACTTTGTTCAGTTATGGCAGACCGAAGAGTATAAGGATTACGCACCGCTTCAGCGAGTCCATCTCTGCGACACCGTCACGGTCATATATGAGAAATTGGGAGTAAACGCCAAAAAGAAGGTATTCCGCACCAAATGGAACGTACTCCTTGACAGATATGACGAGATAGAGTTAGGCGATGCGCAGACCACTCTCGCAGATGTCATCACTCAAATCACCGAGCAAATAACGAACGACCTTCCCACGACTTCGATGATGTCGAGTGCAATTGCGAACGCAACTAACAAGATCACGGGGAATAAGGGCGGTTATGTCGTGCTTCATTCGAATCAAGACGGTACACCATATGAGTTCCTTGTAATGGATTCACCCGACATCAACACGGCGGTAAATGTATGGCGATGGAATCTCGGAGGGTTAGGATTCAGTTCAAACGGATATAACGGGAATTATTCCAAACTCGCCTTGACGATGGACGGTCAGATCAACGCGGACATGATAACCGTCGGAACACTATCGGCCAACCGAATCAAAGGCGGTGTGCTTCAGTTAGGTGGTGAGGATAACGGCAACGGAGTGATGGAACTACGCACCGCGGACGGAACTCTCGTCGGCAGAATGGACAATCTCGGCTTAAGGATGTACGGGGCGAATGGTTACGTCTCCATGAACTACGAAGAAGGCTTCGCAGGGTTTGACCTTAATGGGAATAAACTCTATTGGGTCGCTTCAGATCAGTTCCATATGCGAAAGGCGGTAGTGGAGGAAGAAATCACGTTGTGCGAAAAAATACGATTCATTGACATCTCGAATAACGATAATACGGGGGTCGGTATCGTAGCAGTAGGAGAATAACATGGCATTAAGCGGAAGTGTATCAACCTCATCATATGAGGGCAGATATTTAACATTAAGTTGGACGGCGACTCAATCTACATCAACAAATCAATCCACGGTATCTTGGACGTTAACCGCTAACGGTGGGTCATCGTCTTATTACTATACGGGGCCTGTTACGGTCGTTATGAACGGAGTCGCGGTCTATTCGCAGACCAACCGATATGCGATGTATACGGGAACGGTGAAAACGGGGACTCTTGTTATCGATCACGATTCGGACGGGACGAAGTCATTTACTGTTACCGTTCGTGCGGCGATCTATTCTGCTTCGGTCAATTGTACTGGCTCGCAGACGTTCACACTGAACACCATCCCGAGAGGGGCGAGCGTCACTCAAAGTTTGGCGAGTGCGACGGAAAATTCCATCGTGATAGATTTCACGACGGACGCGGTAGTCGATTACGCGTGGTATTCGATAGACGGAGGAGCGAACTATATCGGCATATGGTCGGGGAGTGCGACAAGCGGACAGTATGCGGTCGCAAGTATTACGCCGTTAAGTCCCGGCACGACTTACCCCATGAGGACAAAGGTCAAGAGGAAAGACACGCAGACGGAGTCAGTTTCCTCGACTATGAACGTCTCGACCTACTTATACCCATATCCGAGAAACGCACCTAATTTCACGATAGGGAACGAGGTGACTATCCCGATATATAACCCTTTAGCGAGGGAGATAACCGTCACCGTTACGGCAGGGGGAACTACGATATTAGAGGCTACCACTACGGGAACATCTGTCGCGATCCCGTCAACGGTAGCAGACCTTTTATATCAATCTATCCCGAACGCGTCAAGCGGGACTTATACCGTTACGGTCACATATTCGGGTCAGACACGAACCGCGTCGGGAACCTATTCAGTCCCATCATCTTCATCTCCAACCTTGACGGGAGCGACTTATCAAGATACCGATTCGACCGTGGTTTCCATCTCGGGGGACAATCAAAAGATAATCCCTACTAAGTCAAGGTTAAAGTTCACGGCTTCGGGGGTATCTGCGAAGAACTCCGCGACTATATCATCGGTCAAGGTCAACTATAACGGTACGGACTATAATATGACTCTGTCGGGATCAACCGCGACCGTCTCAAATATATCTGCGGTCAATGTGGATTCGGCGGTCATCACGGTCACAGACTCAAGAGGACTGACCGCGACTCAAACGGTAAACCTTAATATAGTTGAGTATGTGACTCCGACCTTATCTGCTACGGCTCAAAGGGTATCGGGTTTCTATTCATCAACGGAAATCACACCGACTACGAATTACACATATATCGGGTCAAATACGGTCACTATTCGACTCCAGGCGCGAAAGACTTCGGAATCATCTTACTCGGTGACACAAACTATCAGTTCAAGCGGAACGTCAACGGTCTCACTCGATAATCAATATCCGTGGTACATCCTCTTGACGATAACGGACTCATTCGGTGGGTCATCGACTTTCGAGATAACCATAGGAAAGGGCATTCCGCTCTTTTACTTTGACATCGTTAAAAGTTCGGTGTCAATGGATATGTTCCCGACTCATTCAAACGCGTTCGAGGTCAATGGTGACATCTACATCAACGGCGAGAAGATAGGCGACTTCGTAGTCGAGGAAGGTACGGACGGTATATGGACATATAGAAAGTGGAATAGTGGTATCGCGGAATGTTGGGGGATCAAGGACGGAACGGCTAACCATACCCGTACTTGGGCAGGGCTTTCGATATGCGATGCTGTCAATGTAAGTTTCCCAACAGATTTATTTATTTCGACACCCACCGCAACGATGACCAATACTGGGGCAAATTCTTCTGTGGTCTTTAACGGTGGAGCGACGACTCAATACCAAATCACGTTCCAACTCGGACGTGGCTCCAATGCAAATAATATCGCATATGCCGTATCGATAATCGCAAAAGGCAGATGGAAATGAGAAATCTAATCATCATATTGATTCTAATGGCTCTCGTTATGGGAGTCATTTCTTTTATAAAATCAGCACCACTTATATATATCATTTGGGAGGTCTTTAAATGAGCAATTCTCCATTAGTCAATTATGTTAAACTGTCTCCTAATTATGATTCAAGGGACGGAAAGAAAATCACAGACATCACCATTCACCACATGGCAGGTAATTTGACCGTTGAGCAATGCGGTCAAGTATTTCAGACGCGACCTGCTTCAGCCAACTACGGCATCGACTCAAGAGGCAGGGTGGGGATGTACGTCGAGGAAAAATACACTTCTTGGGCAAACGGAAACTTTGCATCCAATCAGCGGTCAATCACCATCGAACTCGCCAATGACAGGACAGGAGGAAATTGGCACGTTTCCGATACCGCAATAAACAAGTGCATTGAGTTGTGTGTAGACATCTGCCGAAGAAACGGCATCAAACGTCTCAACTTCACGGGAAACACTTCGGGCAATTTAACCATGCACAGATATTTCATGGCGACCACTTGCCCCGGAGATTACCTTGCGAGCAAATTCCCTTATATCGCAAACGAGGTCAATAAACAGTTAGGCGAGGGCGATGGCAAGTTAGTCGTAGACGGTTACTTCGGAGAACTCTCAACCATGAAACTTCAAAAGTGGCTCGGCATCGTGCAGGACGGATGGGTAGGTGGACAGACCAACCCTTGCAAGCCATATATCCCAAGATGGACAACCGCGCGATTCAATGACGGATACACGGGATCAACTACCGTGGACAGACTCCAAAGGTATCTCAAGGCGAAGAAATTAAACCCCGGAGACATTGACGGACTATGCGGAAAGAATACCGTCATCGCACTACAGAGATTCCTCAAGTCAAAGGGATACGATTGCGGAACTATTGACGGAATCATGGGTCACAACACCTCTTGCGCATTCCAAAGATATTTGAATGAGGTAGTTAAGTGAACTATGAAATGATATTGACTCTTATAGGTATAGTCCTCGGGTCTAATTGGCTCGGGAACTTCCTAATGGAGTTATATAAGAGCAAAAGCAAAAAGAAAACACCGTCCGAGATCGTGTTGAAAGCCTTGTGCAGAAATCATCTTTTAAGCAGAGCGGACTACTACCATGAGATAGGATATATCCCTTCCGATGAGTACGACGACATCATCGAGGAATACGAAGCATATGAAAAGTTAAACGGTAACGGACGGGTAGCAAGAGAATACGGTGAGGGAGGGGCATTGAAGTCGCTCCCGATCAAGTGAGGTGTGAAATGAAGCTAAACGATACTACATTCGATTTTTTGAAATGGATTTGTTTGATAGTTTTGCCTGCGTGCGCAAGTCTGTACATGGGGCTCGCAAAGGTATGGCAGCTGCCGTTTGAAGTCGAGATCCCGCAGACCATAACCCTGATTGACGCGTTTTTAGGAGCTCTCCTTGGGGTATCGACTATCAACTATAACAAAGACAACCCGACTTTATAAGCCGGTCCGAGAGGGCCGTATCGCTCTCCTTAATAATATAATAAATGTAAGAGGCCCCGGGCGTAATTGCTCGGGGCTTTTTACTTAGGAAATGATTGAAAGCCTCATATAAGGCTCTGCTTTGCGTTTTCAGCGAGTTTCAGCGGGTAGTCGAAGAACTAATCACTTGAACTTCGATTCTTCTAATTTAAGTGAAAAGCTGATGCCCTGGAACACATCGAATCGCATCAGAAGGCTCCAGTAATGAGATCCAGCGACAACTTTTTTAACGTCTCCGCGCATATCCGGAGCGAACTCAGACGGAACGTACCCGATATCGAAAAAATCTTTGCTACGGCCTTTAGGAGCTGCATACACTTTCAGCGCGTTCGGATCTGACTCGTTATCAGGCTCAGGAACGACCTTGCAGCGGAGATACTCGGACACTTTGCATTCGTTCAGATTTATTTCGGTCGCTTCTAATAGTTTGCGGATGCTTTCCACGTGTATGCTCCACGAGCGCACCTCGACAGGGTACGGAATCGAGCGAACGCTGGGCTTTACTTGCATCGGCTTAACTGATTTACTAAACAATCCCATAATAACACCTCCGAACCAATTATATCACGTTTTAGTTGTTGACAAAAGGTAAAAATGGGATTATTATATATACAGTGATTCGATCAATTGCATATACTGACGGAGCGGTGGGGGAAGACCCAAACCGCATTAAAAATAGCACTAACTATTCCTAAAATCATAAAGGTCGGCAATTTTTCCGACCCATATTACAAGGATACCAAAAGGGCAGGGAATAGTCAAGACAGCAACTACATATGCAATTCGAATCACCGAAATATAATGAATCTTATATGGAGGTGATTTTTTAATGAGAAAACGTGTTGTGAAGCAATTCGCCATCGTCCAGGGAGACTCGGCTCAGACATTCACAGACGAACTTAACAAGAAGTTGATAGAACTGGAGGGAAAG